GATACTCCAATCAAACTCAAGAATGGTACCATCGTTAAGATGAAAGATATCAAATTGGATGACGTGTTGAGTAATGGCGCCGTCGTCACGGCGACCATGAAAATCCGGGGAAGAAAGGCAGATCCTTATTATGAGATCTATAGTGAAGATCTACAAGAGAAGATACGTGTTACAGGATCTCACTATATCAAGAATAAAAACAAATATTGCGAGGTCAAAGATTTCCCGAAAGCTACAAAGACCGATGAAATCGATGATGAATTGACATGCCTCGTCACATCCGATCACACCATCCCAGTGGGAGAATATACATTCTGGGATTGGGAAGATAATTTAATACCGGTCAATTAATAAAATCTCAGGCTATTATAATATGACCGACATATACTCGGGTATCGAGGAATATAATGACGGAACAGAATATTACCGGCCGTATGGTACCGAAGATTACCAGGTCGAACACTACAGGGGAGCGGCTCGTGCGATGAGAAGGATGGGAAGTGCGGGTAGAAAAGTTCGAAAACTTGGAAGCGCGGGTAGAAAGCTCGCACTTGCCGGCAAAAAATTTAAAATGAGTGCAAAATTTGCTGGGAAATTTAAAAAGGTGGGGAAATTCGGTAAAAAGTTTCGCAAGGTGGGGGGTGCCGGCAGAAAATTCAAGAGATCAGCGGGTTCGGCGGATAGACTAAAGAAACTCAAGAGGTTACGAAAAATGCGAAAGGCGAGGATAGCCGCACGCAAGGCCGCAAGACTCGCCAAGAAAGGTGCCAAGAAAGGTGCCAAGCTCGCCAAGAAAGGTGCCAAGAAAGGTGCCAAGCTCGCCAAGAAAGGTGCCAAGAAAGGTGCCAAATTTGCCAGAAGGAACAAAAAACTTCTCAAATACGCAGCAGTCGCGGGGGCTATAGGCGGGGGCGCTTTGTTCTTAGATAAGAAATACAAAGAGAGAGATAAAAAGGTCAAGGAGTGTGCGAGTATATGCCTCCCCAAAAACTGGGACGCCTTTGACCAAAAGAAGATAAAATCGACAGAACTCCAATACAAAACACTCGAAGAAGTGAAGGCGGCCGGTGCGGTCGCCGACCAGCCCGTGTGTTCCAAGGATATCGGTGGAGGTAGGTGTGAATCCCATTGTATATCGAAATGTGAAGAAATCACGAAACTTGATCTCGGTACGGTCGGAAATGCGGCGAAAAGTGTAGTCAATAAGGCGACAAATGTCGCGGGTAGAGTCGCAAAATCCGGTATGAATGTCGCGGGTAAAATACTCGGGCCCATATGGAAAAAAATTAAAATGCCATTCATGATCATACTCGTCCTCATTATATTGAGTGTCGTTATGAAGTTCATGCCTAAAGGCCGACCTCGCGCACCCCCTCCCGCCGTATATTAAAGAGATAAAGACATATTTATGTAATGATTCTCTCCATTGATGTCGGGATTAGAAATTTAGCTATGTGTATGCTTAATGAAACATCAAACTTAATTGTTAAATGGGACGTATCCGGTATCCCACCACAACATTCAGATGGTGTCTATGTTTCTTTAAGAAAACATCTAGACGAAAGACCATGGGTTCTCGAACCCAAAATAGTACTAATAGAAAAACAGCCGGATCGGAATAAGAAGATGGTCTCGGTTATGCATTTTTTACACGCATATTTCATCATTAAACATCCTACCGCCGAGACTATAATATACGATGCTCGTCATAAAATACCAGACGTTGCCGGTCCGGGTAGGTCTCAATATCTTCGACGCAAGAAAGTATCGATCGAACGATGTCGGGCTTTTATAACGCGAGATGACGTAAATAAACACTGGGTAGAAATTTTTGATAATTCAAAGAAAAAGGATGATTTGGCCGACACGATCATGCAAGCATTGAGTTTTGTAAATAGAGTCGAACCTACGAGTACGTCGAAGAAGAAAAAAGTAACAAAAGTTATCCCGAGAAAACCAAACGAAAATCAAAAGAATTCCAAATATTCTAAATCAAATTTAGCTTACATACTAAAAAATAAATTGGATGTAGAGGTACTAGAAAAAAATAAAAGATTTATGAAAGATCTGCATAGATATTATAAAAATATAGATGAACTAAAACGGGACATGGAATAAAATCTTAATAAGAATCTGAATCATCCGGAGGAGAGGGATATGTGATGAAATCGTATTCACCACTATTAAATGAAAATTTGCCGACATCGTGTGTCTTAATCCAGCAATCACCGATTGCGTGAGAAATACACGGAAGCATGTAACCCTCGAGACGCTCCGATTTGCTCAAAATACCCGACGTTCTCTGTTCAATTCTCCCCTGTTCCATTTTTGATACACATGTTCCACACATACCAACTCTACACAAATACGGAACATTGAACCCCTGATCCTCTAGATTATCTAGGATCGGCGCCCCGCCGTCAATATCAAACGATTCAATACCCTCGGGTGATTCTATCGTGATCTTATATTTGGGAATCCGTTTTGTTCGTGGATGTTTGAACCTCCCATTATTCCACGAAGATCTACGATATGCTCGCACGAAACCTGGACGAGTGATCCAAGTTTCCGACATTATTAATACAAACGGGTATGAAATCTTTATACAGCATTAAAGATTTAAGTCATGTAAAAAATATAGAAGAAATATGCAAGACGATGACAACTTCAGAAAAGTCTTGGATTGGGGATTTGTACGCCTCGTTGACCACATGCCTCGGGAAGATTTGGATACCTCGATCGTTCAAGCGGCACGCGTCTCTTATGGAGATGGAACAAAGACATCTCGAGGAAACCGAGGACTTATTCGATATCTCCTTAGACACTGGCACACAACCCCCTTCGAGATGGTCGATTTCAAATTTCATATCAAAATGCCGATCTACATCGCACGACAACACATGCGACACAGAACTGCCAGTATAAATGAATTATCTGCGCGGTACTCCGTTGTTCCTCGGGACTACTACGAACCGGACGTTATGAGAGCGCAATCGGTAGTAAATAGACAGGGATCGGAAGGAGAGGTTGATGTACCGGAAGAACTCACCCAAAAAATGAATAAACATTTGGGAAATTCATTTGACGTATATGAAGAACTTCTAGAATCCGGATGTTGTAGGGAACAATCTAGAGGAAACTTACCCCAATCTACATATACCGAATTCTATTGGAAAATCAATCTTCACAATTTATTACATTATCTTCATCTCAGGATGGAACCGGGTGCGCAGCAGGAGATTCGTGAATATGCCAATGCTATTTATGACCTAGTGAAAGACCTTGTACCCATAACGATGGAAGCGTTTATGGATTTCAGAATCAATGCGATCCAGCTCACCGGCCCCGAGATAGAAGCTATCCGAAATGGCGGGACACTGACGTCACCCGGCGAAAGACGGGAATTTGAAGAAAAGCTAAAAAAATTAAACCTATTTGAAAAGCTGACGACAGAAGGTGAATGCGAAAAAACATGACGAGAAAAATAATGTTGTCACAAGTTAACCTACAAAATGTTATCGATTGTTGCGTCGTCAGCGAGTGGGACTTTGGGCTCTACTCAAAATAGATTCAAGAAGTTTGGTCAAAAAATGAAAAAACAAACGGATATCACCAATATCCAAGAGAAAATGCGAGAAGTCGCACGGGAAGAACAACGTCGGTCTAGACAAATATTTGACGACCACAAAAAATTCTTCCAAACCGAAAAATCTAAATCTAAACCGAAAACAAAGAAATCTAAGGCTGTTGAAACCATAGATGTCTTTGAAAAGTAAATTAAACCGTCATTATTTTCCCATGTTGTTTTCCAATATGTAAAAATAATATCACTTTTGTGACGACATAGTAAGCCATATAGACGTGGCCACGCACAAGATCGTCAGTAGGGTGTGTTCAGTTTGTGCGGCAAGAATAGACACTAATATACTATATTGCGCAAATCTAACCTCTCTGCCCGTTTTATTCATCATGCGCTTCATCTGTGCTCGAGATTTTTCTAATCCTAACACGGCCGTACTTATATCTCTCACTCTGCTTGGCATTTCTGTGGTAGATGTAATCATTTCACCTAGAGATAACGCATCCTCTATTTCTGACTGTATCATAGGTTCAAGATACGTAAAATAATTGAAATCGGGATCCAATTCTTTACATATACCTTCTATTATACCAAAACTTTTAGCTAAGTATATAAAACTAGATGGAACAGTAAATGGCTTTTCTTCCGCTAGTTGAGAGGCAAAATCATCATTTACGATCACGCCACCATCCAAAGTTTCGAGATAATTTAGTATAGAACGGAAAAACGACGCAATATCTGATAATTCAGAAGATGTGGGGACGATTACACCCATCTCGACTAATTCATTTACTATGGCTGTGGTATCCTTATTTATTATATGTACAAGTATATTCGTAAAACCCTCGCGAAGTCTCTCGGATATGTATATCAGGAGACCAAAATCGTAAAAGACTAGCTTCCCGGTCTTCTCGGAAATACCCAAATTTCCGGGATGCGGATCCCCATGAAAGAATCCCTTATCCATGGTTTGAATCAGGTATGAATTTATTATGGCTTCACATACCTTCTTTTTATTGATCTTCGTATTCGTCAGTTCAGTTACTTTAGTTGATTCTACATACTCCATTACAATTCTATCTTGGTTTGACAACTTTTTATACACTCTGGGAACTTTAATCCAAGATACACCTTTCATCCCATTTCTAAATGTTATAGCGTTATCTATCTCTTGTATATAATCCGCCTCTCCTAATAAATAATTTACAGACTCTTCTAAAGCAATGCCAGTACCCGTTCCGGTATCTATGCCGACCCACTCCAAAAACCTAACAATTTCTAATACATTATCTGTATCCGTTTTGAGTATTTCGTATATGTTAGGTCTTTTAATCTTAACAACTACATCTTTTCCGTTTTTTAACGTGGCTTTGTGTACTTGACCTATACTCGCCGATTTATATGGTTTTAAATCAAAATCTTCAAAATCGCTCATATCTACCAATCCTTCTACCGGCATGGCCGGAACTGCGTCCTGTAAGGATTCTAATTCCCGTGTAAATTCCGGTTGAAATAAATCACCACGGGAACTAGCAATCTGACCCAATTTTACAAATGTGGGTCCCAGCTTAATAAGCTCATTACACGTCCATCTACCCAGTTCTCCCTGATCTTTAACTGTTTTAGATTTCCACAAGTATCTACCGGCAAATTTCCAGGTCTTTATTTTCTGTTTTGACGGTTTTCGTGGTAAAACTGGCAGGGAGGGAATTTTCAAACTACCCGATTGTATAACCATACCTATAGTATGAATAGGTTTTTATTTAAAATAAAATATTTCCACATAGTAAAATGATTATCCCCAAGAACTTCCTCGGTCCAGTGTCCAAGCCGCTTGAACGTGGTCTCAGAATCCCGTTGGTTTTCACTCTGTTGGTGCTTTACCAAGGTCTTTTCTCCGGTAACGCGATCACCATTCCCAAGAACGTCCAAAAATTATTTGACAGTCAGACGTTCCGTTTCGTCTCCCTCATGATGATTGCGCTCACCGCCAGTCAGGACATCGAAGTTGCGTTGGTTTCGGTCTTAATATTCTTAGGTATCTTGTATACTTTTAAGACCCCAGAAGAGCGCAAGAAGACGGGGTTCATCTAAAAAAAATATAACTATACATTAGAATGAGAATTCACGTGATAGGATCCGGTCCGTCCGGTATGTCGGTTGCGTGGGAACTTCTCAACTTTACAAAACACGAAGTGGTAATTTATGACAAGAAGGTAGATGCGGGTGGTTCGTGGTGGGAACCGAGTACGGAGTACAGGGATTTGCATTCTCATAAATTAGCATTTGGATCGTATGTTAATTTTAAAAGCTCTCTCAAGGAGATGGGTATAAATTGGGACACGTTATTCGTTCGAAATTATTACGATTATTCATTTATCCTACAGAATATGCGTTTGAAAGATTACGTGATTCTCGGAGATCTCTATCTCAAGGCCATGATCAATCCGGATAGATATAAGAAGATATCTCTCGAGGACGCCACAAAAAATCGCATGTCCAAATCTGGAAAGAGGGTTCTTCGTGCGATGACACATCAAATTGATGGCGTTGGATGGGATACGATGTCGGTTTTTGGCCTCATGGGTAGTTTTGATCATGTGAGTCTTTCCAAACAATACACACAACGTGTATCTGGTTTAGTTATGGGTCAAGCTATGAAAAAAGCATTAATAGAAAAGGGTGCGAAATTTGAATTTAACAAAACACTCGAAACAGTTGAATATGGTGACGATTCATACATAGGGGCGTTTAGTGACGGTACGGAAATATCTGATGGTATGTTGGTCATGTGTATAGATCACGAACCCGCTGTCAAATTAATAGGAGATAATTGGGGAGCTACGGCAGTAAAACAAATTAGCGAAAGTGCGTATGGTGCCATAAATGTGTTACTGGATTACGATCAACCCATAAAGATAGAAGACGATTTATATATCTCGATGCATACTCCGTGGAAACTTTACCCGGTAGTGTTATCCGACGGTAAAACTATATCTTGTACAATGGTAACGCTCACCGAGGAAATATTAAAAACAGACCCGGATACATTTTTAAAGGAAGTATGGAAGCAACTCAAAAAGGTTGGCGTCCCTAAACCTAAAAATATGCGATTCAGTTGGGGATCCACATGGACTGGTGAAAAGTGGAGAATCAATCAATCGTCGGGTGTTTTGAGCGTTCATGGACAAGTTCCATATTTTGGGAAATGTAAAAAGGTTGCGCTGTGTGGATTAATGTCTCCGAGAGATACTCCGTACTCTAGTATAGAAGGTGGAACCGAAGTGGGAAGAACATTTTGTCACCAAACGTTTGGGACGCGCAAAGCGCTCAGACCGTTAAAAATGTCACATGTCTTACTTTTCACATTAATAATACTTATAGCTTACGGAATACGTAAGAATAGAAAACAATGAAGTTCTTGTGTCACGTTCATCAACCGATGTATGAACATAACGACAAAAAGTACATGAGAATTCTATTGTCTAGAACCACGTCCGAAATTATTCAACGTATGCATGACAAAAATATCCATAGATTGAATAATTCTATCGTAGACAATCCCCTAGATGGGAAGATTTTAACCATAAAGATACCATTTCGTTATAGGAGGGTCATGTGTAAGGTTATAGGTTCAAAACCTGTACAATCTCTTGTAACGAATGATGAAATAGAAGTTGATATATCATTTAAGGGGGTGTGGAATGTTGGAAATCATTCGGGATATTCTTGGGTGGCGGATTCAATTAATTCGTTTCAGTAACTTCTTCCTCCGATTCTTCGGGAATGGTCGGCGGGACACCGTCGTCACTCACTGGAGTAGCACCTTCCGGAACATTCGGAATTTCGACTTCCTCGAGACCACCTTCCTTAAATCCTTGGAAAACTCGCAAGGCACCTTCCAATCGGAGAACCTCCTGTGTCATGCTATGAATGGCTTCGGTCATCTTCTTAATGTTCTCCTCGACGTTGAGAATCGGCATGTTATGTTATATTATACATAAAGTTTTTATTCTTTAAACTAATAACGCGATGGGGGTTTTAACACGCACAGGTTATATCACCGGCGATCGACTCCAGGAAATAAAAAGGGAATTAACAGTAAGACCTTTGTGTAACAATGAATACGGATTCCCCCCGCCACCTTTTAAAGTTTTTAAACCAGCTAAGAATGGAGTGTGCGTTCCCAGATTCTACGGAACTGATAAACTGGGAGCTCCAGAAGAAGACAGACGACCGAAACCGGCCAGGGCTTCTATCGTTTTTAGCGGAAAACTTCGAAATGAAACCCATCAGGTTGAGAGCTGTAATAGGGCTGTTGAAAGAGGCTCAGGTATCATCTCCCTTCCCTGTGGGTATGGCAAGACCACCGTTTCGTTAGCTATTGCGAGTAAATTGGGATACAGAACAATGATCATAGTTCATAAGCAGTTTCTGGCGGATCAGTGGAGAGAAAGAATACATCAATTTTGTCCGGGTTCATCGGTGGGCATAGTACAACAAGATAAGATACAAGTAGAAGGATACGATTTCGTCATCGCTATGTTACAATCCCTGACACAAAGAGAATATAGTTTTAAAGACTTTGAGAGTATCGGTACATTGATAGTAGATGAAGCTCATCATATATGTGCCAGAACCTTTTCGCAATCGTTATTCAAACTGTGTCCCAAACACATTTTCGGACTTTCTGCCACTCCAAATCGAAAGGATGGTCTCACGAAGGTTTTGAATTGGTTCATGGGTCCGACTATCGTTTCCATAGAGAGGAAAAATCAAGATCAAGTGGATGTATTCCCGATCATATATAAATCGCCGTATTATGAAAATCCTCCACCGTGTACCCGCTTTGGTAAATTGTCCCTCCCCACGATGGTAACAAACCTAACCGAAGACCGAGAAAGGAACGTCATGTTAGTTGAACTCATTAAAAAGGCGTCATCCGGTACGAGACAGTTGCTGGTTCTCAGTGAGAGACGACTCCATTGTCAGATGTTACATCAGTGCTTTCCTAAGAATTCGGGACTTTACATGGGAGGCATGAAGGAAAAGGACCTCCAGGAATCCAGCAAAAAGAAGATTATATTCGCCACATTCAGTCAAGCACATGAAGGTTTAGATATACCAACACTCGATACAGTCATATTGGCAACACCAAAATCTGATATTACACAAAGTATAGGTAGAATAATGAGAGAGACAGCAGGGAAGAAAAACAATCCCCATATTTATGATATTCATGATACTTGGTCGATTCTAAGTGCCATGTACTTCAAACGATTAAAAGTGTATAGACAGGGAGGGTTCAATTTGCCCACAAATCTAAATAAACCCAATGATGCGGAAACGTCCTCCACATTCACTCAGGGAAAGTGTCTGTTTTTATAATGTGCATTATAAATATATACCGATGTCCGGTGCTCTGGTTGAGTTAGTAAGCAAAGGTGCACAAGATGTGTATTTAACAACTTCAGAAGGTATGAGTTTTTTTAACTTAAAATATCAACGACATACCAATTTTTCACAAGCCCCAAAGCTTATAAAAGAGATATCTACTGAAGACGTTTCTATTATAATACCAGTTTATGGAGATTTGTTAAACGCAGTGTGGTTCGAGGGGGTGGATCTATTGAATTCGTTCTTCGGGGCTAAGTTTTCCCTTTACATAGGAGGCCAGAAGGTTGATTCATATGATTTTGACTATAGTAGTGACATATGGCAAAACTACCTCGCAGATACATACACGAAATCACAGGAAATTAACAATAAATGTTCGACAACAAATCCTAACTTTTTATCGCTTCATTACTTTTTCGGTGATAATCAATCATTCATTCCCCTCGTGGCATTACAATTTCACCAAGTTGAGATCAAAATAGACTTTGCACCGGGAGCAAGTGCTCAAAATATCAGGTGCTACGGCAACTATATTTATCTCGACGCCGAGGAAAGAAAACGTTTCACGAACAAGAAAATGGACATTATTATCACCCAGTGTCAACAAATTAAAAAGACACTCGATTGTGATGATACTGAATATTACGAGGAAAAGGCGACAGAAGCACAAAACGAATACAACGAGGCCAATACACTATTGCAAGCGTTACAAACCGCTGACCCACCAAATAACACGGCAATAAATGCACAACAAGCAATAGTTGATACCAAGTTAGCATTATATAATGCGGCACAAGCAACCTCTACGGCATACACATCTCCAACAAATGGATATAATGACATCGATATCTCACAGTTCAATCATCCCGTAAAATCGTTGTTTTTCGGTTTTACGACAAAACAGGCCGTCGTTGAAAAGGACTTTTTATCATTTAAATCCGCCGATATTCAAATAAACGGAACTCCGCTGTTAGAGAATATGAGTCCGTTATATTTCCATATCGTTCAGAATTATAATCATACAAAATTTGGAATTATCCAATATGACGAAGATAAAGATTGTCCATTTTACACCAGGTATTTCGCCTACCACTTCTGTCTAGACGCGTCCAGTTATAAACCAACAGGGACATGCAATTTCAGTCGGCTCGATAACGCAAAAATCATATTGAGGAACGTGAAAAAGGGTTATGAGCGCGCGGAGACGGAAGAACTAATAATTTATGCCGTAAATTATAATATATTACGCATAGATAAGGGTATGGCGGGAGTTTTATTTGCGAATTAAATTATCTTTACAAAATATAAGTATGCGCGTCAGGATTGTTCGCAGCCCCAATTCTAAAAAGAAATTCAGGGCGATCTTAGAAGACGGTAAAACTGTTGATTTTGGTGCGAAAGGTTATTCAGACTACACAAAACACAAAACACCTTCTCGAATGAGATCTTACGTATCTCGTCACGGTGGTCAAATACCCAAACGCACCATAGAGGAGAGTGATCCCAATAGAATTCAGAACCTAATGTTAAACGTCAATAGGAGTGATACAGAGGATTGGAAAATGAGCGGTATCAACGGGGCCGGTTTTTGGTCACGTTGGTATCTCTGGAGTTTTCCAAATATTGTAGGTGTCAAACGGTTTATGTCCAATAAATTTGGCATACAGATTGTTTAAATTATCGCAACTTCCTAAAAAGTGAAATTAACATCTTATTTTAAGTAGTGCTTAGTGCAACCTATCTGTTGCAGCTAACAACGCAACGCCTAAAATAAAGAATAGTACCAAATGATTACATTCAGTATCTTCTAAACCTTTTGGGTCAGATTGGTTGACAGGTTTAGACACTTGTTCGACTTGTTCTGGTGTCGATGGTTCCTCTTCCTCAATGAAAGCGTACCCTATCATACTTTAGGTTTAGAGATTAATTTCGGTTTTCTTTTTTCTTCGAACTCGCTTCTTGGTCGGTGCCGAAACAGCAACTTCCTTGACTTCACCGCCCGTCGATTCTCCTGAGATGGAGACGATATCGGAGATATCATCTTCCGCGACAGGAATCTTGGTCGTCGTGGTGGTGGTCTCATTCGCGGCTTCCATGGGACTGGTATTAACCGGTAACGGCGGACCAACCATACCACCCATCAGGCTTCCGAGATCGATGCCCGGTCCCTGCATTTCGTATTGACCACCCGACGAGGTATCGTTAATCTCCGGGCTTTGTGTAGCCGGCGGCGCCGATGTTTGCGCCTTCCCCATATTCTGTGCCGCTTGCATCATGTTTTTCATCATCTCTGGATTTTGTTTCAAAACATCGCCCATATTTGGTAAGGATTTCATCATTGTAGAAGTCAAGTGGAACATCATGGCGGATCCACCAAGCATGAGTATCAGCTTGACTTCCGGAGCGACGTGCATCTTCGTTCGATACTTAACGTACAATTCCTCGAAAACGGTATCATAATCGTCCTGGTTTTCCATCACTGATTCGCTCCAACCTTCGAGTTGAAGATCGAACGGATTGTATCGTTTGTTAAGGAATTCGAGACCCGTGACACACGCAATCAACATACGCTTGGAAAAGCGAACCGATTGATCCACCTCAATAGAATACATTACCCGCTTCACCTCGGCGCGGAGTTCATCTACGGGCGAATACGCCGTGAGACGTTTATTTACCGAAAATCCCTTTTTCTCTAATCTAGCAATCTTGTTCATGAGATCGGCCTTCTCGTCATCTACGGTCGCAAAATTCGGAGATGGACGCTCTTCTTGTTCCTGGCCACCGTAGTCACCACCCCCTCCCCCTCCTCCGTATGCGTCATCGTCTCCCATGAATATAGGATCTTCACCATAATCGATCTCCTCTTCTTGTGCTCGTGGCATTTCGGTTTGTTTATTTGGATTGGCAAAAGCGTCGAGCGCTTCCTGGTGAGCCGAGGAAGGGACATTCCCCGGTTGTCTGAAATTTTGTGGTCTCTTGGGTTTTTGAATTCTCGGAGCCGAAATCTGAATCTCATCCATGATGGCCTGTTCATCATCATCCAATTTCATTACAGTAGCATTTCCACGATCGAGTGTTATCTCTTCGTCCATCTACTCTTTAACTTGAAAGTATTAAATTATCTTTAACGCACTTTATAATAAAATATAATATCGAGTCATTATATATGGATACCCCAGAGCGAGTTAGAATTGCGGTCATTGTTGGATTAGTATCATTGATGATAGTCTTATATATTACAAATCGAAAAAGAGATTCTTATTCGCCGAGACCGATCGTCGTTAAGCCGGTCGGTGACAAAACGATAAATGCCCTCGAAGATGATATTGCATGCATTCCCGGTCCCGGTAAAAAATCAGCATACTACACCCGACGAGGAGGTAACAGAGAGACCTTGACACCAGGTGGTGTGTGTGGTGACCAAAAGTCAGTCGAGGATAGTTCCAAATATGAAATCGTGGATGGAATCGGCGGGCTTTTAATCTAAGTGTATAATAATAACAGGACAATGACACTGCCCGATACGGAATATGAAACTCATACGGTGGTTGTGGATAATTTAAGCCATGCCACGAACACCGACTTTGTAGCATTCTTACCCAAACCCCTCGAAAATGTGGTAGAAGCTAAATTAATGGCGGCCTCCCTCAATACGAATGGTGATGCCCAACGATGTATCCACATCACGATAAATGAGCTCAGAAACACATTCACCCAAACGGCAAAGGCGGACCTCGCGGTGGCGAGTTCCAATATAGAAAGCGTGTTCGGTACTATCATGTGTCAGCATCAATTACACGGTGCTTCCAATGGTCAAAAGGCTGTTTTTTTCCGAGATGATTACGACATCGAACAACAATTTATTACACCTATTCTCAAGCTCGATCGCTTAACTTTTGATCTCGATAAACAAAATGGTACACCGGCGAGTGTCCAGGATGCTGTATTTGTTATGAGATTTACGTGTATGAAAAGAAATATGAAACCCTTCTAGTCAAAAAATAAACTTTAGTTATTATAACATGTCTTCTGGAATTGTACAATTGACCGCTGTGGGTTCGCAAAACGAACAAATCACAGGCAACCCAGAAGTCTCGTATTTCGTATCTTCTTACAAGAGACATTCAAACTTTTCACAGTCGCTCGAAGAACAAACCATACAGGGGGCAGTGAATAGTGGATCTTCATCCAAAATCCGTTTCGATAAAACGGGTGATTTATTGGGATATGTATATTTATGTATCTCACAAAACGGCGAAGCTAAGGATTCGCCGGATTGGACATCTTTAATTAAAAGTGCCAGCCTCTTAATCGGAGGGCACGTCATCGACAAACAAAGTTCCGACTTCTGTGAAAAAATTGCCATAGATACAATGGCCACAAATACGACACGAAGTGCGAATGGAGCCCATGGCGGTAGAAGTACCCGTTCGTATTTTTATCCGTTCAGGTTCTTCAATTGTGAGAATCCACAATCTGCGATACCCCTTTGTGCTTTATCCTATCATGAAGTTGAAATTGTCGTGGAATGGGGAGCCAGTGCGGCCGATTATGAATGGGAATGTCATGCGAATTTTTACTATCTCGAAGAGGAAGAAAGAGTAAAACTCGCATCTGAACCCCAGAATATCTTAATTCAACAAGTACAACAAAACATAGCATCTGGAGAGAAAATTCAGGAATTATATTTTAATCATCCAGTCAAATATATTGCGTCTACAAATACAACTTTATCCTCGGCTCTTACATCACCAAGTAACAAAATAAAGCTGAGTGTAAATGGAACCGATATAGGGGTCATGAAATATGCGAAACCACACTACATTGACGTGAGTGCGTATTATCACACAGAAAATGTCACAACTCCAGACTTTTTCTTATACCCATTCTGTTTAAAAACGAATAGCTTACAACCCACAGGAACACTTAATTTTAGTAGATTAAATTCAGTCAAATTATGGAGCGAGAATTTAGATATAGATGATGATATTTTTGCCGTAAATTACAATATTTTACGAATAAATAACGGCATGGCAGGGATCCTTTACGCAAATTAAAATACGTTCATATATTAAATGGTGAAGAATCTCAATACCATCGACCGCTCAGAAAGGGTCAGGTTAGGTAAATGGACAGCAGATCACCAGCCGGAAAACACCGTCGTACTCAATGCGACGGGAGAGATGTTTCCCATGGTTACTGCAAACTCCTTTTACGTAGCACCACTACGGTATGATTTAGGACAGCGAACAAGTTCAAATACAATTGTATATAACTATTCTACGAAGGAAATCGTGGATATTGGTCCGGGTTCTATTTCGGGTCTGGATGAAGTATTAGTATCATCCAATGTTTCGATCTATCCCATGAAATTAGTAAATAACGTGACGGGTCTGGTTACAACGTCCAATGTGGGTGTAGGAAATACAAATCCAATTCACTTATTAGATGTCGGGGATAACTTTTATGTTACACGATCCGGTAATGTTTCTATCGGAGGGGACCTGACAGTCACAGGTAACACGACAATAGATGCGCACACCCTAAAAATCAAAGATAGTATATTGGAAATAGGTTCAGATAATACACTGGGTGTGAATGATTTAGGCCTTTCGCTCACTCGACCCGGTGCGGCGAGTAACGTCGCCATGGTATTTGATGAACGTAGTAATGTGTTATCGTTTGGTTATTCGGATACCGCCGCACAATCTAATGTTATCGCGTTCAGTAATAATTCATCCAATGGAATGTCCATGCGAGTATATGGTGATTTCTCGGTCAATGAATGGAAAATGATGCAAACTGACGGTATCACGAACACGATAAACTACGCAGACAATACAGCCTCCATTACTGCGCCCGCAAAGGGAATATTTACAGTAACCGTTACGTCCGGTAATGCCGGGTATGGTAATACATACGAAGTCAAATTAAACGGAACACAAATTGAGTTACTGAATGACGATAATATGGGGCCAGTTTCAATTACCAGACAGTTAATGAAAGGTGATGTACTTACACTTATAACTAGTGGTTTCGGTTTTACATTTTCAAATTTCAAATTTGTCTATACCGATACAATTTTCTCTTTAATGAATGAAAATAAGACAAACACGTTTGTTGTTTATGATCAAAGTAGAGTTGGTATTTTAAAGTCCGTACCCACACATACCCTCGATGTAGGATCAAATTTATATGTGGATGATAGTGGTTCGAATGTCTTGGGTGTT